GGCTTCACACCAAGCGAGGACGGGTTCCCGAGCAACGGTCGCATTGCGTGGGCGTTGTGGGGCGGGGACGCGGGATTCACTTGGAGCAAGTCGATCACCGAGCGACTCAAGGCGAAGGCTGACTGAAGACCTTGCAATCACACCCGAACCCACTACCCTAGGCAGCATGGACATCGAATACCGATCCACGCGACAGATCGAACTGCGCAAGCAGGGCGAGGATGCAGCCAGCCGCCTCTCACTGGCCGGATATGCCTCAACCTTCGACACTCCGTATGAGGTCGAAGGCATGGTCGAGACCATCAGCCGCAGCGCGTTCGATGCGACGCTGCGATCCAAGCCTGATGTCTTCGCGCTGATCAGTCACGATCCGGGTCGCCCGATTGCACGCACGACCAATGGCAGTCTCACGCTGGGTGTCGATGAGCATGGTCTGCGGGTGATCATCAATCCGATCGACACGCAGGAAGGCCGCGACGCGGTGACGCTTGTGGAGACTGGCACGCTTGACTCGATGTCCTTCGGCTTCATCGTCAAGGACGACGCAATCGAACTGCGCGATGGGCGCATGCACCGCGAGATTCGCGACCTTGAACTGCACGAGGTCAGCATCGTCGCCTTCCCTGCGAACCCGACTGCACGAATCGCCACGCGATCGAAGCAGCGCGCAGAGACGCTTCTGATGCAGCAGACGGCAAAGCAGAACGCAATCACGCTGCGGCGGTTCCTCGTGGTGCCGCCGCTGGCGAATCTGAAGGGACGCACCAATGGCACTGTCTAACAACGGCAACGGGCAACTCGCACCACGCGCCATCGCAGAGATGGCGTGGCTGCGTCTCTACGATACCTTCCCGATGTCTTACATCTCGCGAGCGACTGGCCCTCGCGGCATGATCTACCCGTATGCGACGACCGCGACGACGGGCACGATTGCGACGGCGGCTGAAGCAGCGACGACCAGCACCAGCGCATTCGATCCGACCTTTGGTCTCAAGAGCAGTGATCTCGCGACCTATCGCGCTCGCATCACCGTGAGCAACGAACTGCTGGCCGACTCGGCCGTGTATCCGTTCATCGCGCAGCGTCTCGCAGGACAGATCGCAGAGACCGTCGCGGCGAAGATCGTGACGGACATCCGCACTTCGCTTGTCACCGACAGTCGCTACACCGAGGCCGATCACTTCGACATCGGCAAGATCGGCACTGGCGCAACTACTGGCATCAGCGACCACAGTGGCTTCAAGTGCTGGGCCAACTTGAGCAACACCTATCGCCAGCGTGCATGCTGGATTTTCTCACCGAGCGGCGCGGAGAACTGGGGAACGCAGGAAGGTCGCAACACGCTGTCCACGCTCGGCGTGCGTCAAGAGGACTACCTCTATCGCCGCTTGATCGGAGAGACCAACACGCCGTCTGCGGCATTGAGCAATGCGATCGGACAGTTCGGTGGCGCATACGGCGCTGGTGAGATCACCACGCCGGGTCAGGCAGGCACGCCTGACTGGGCACTCGGTGCGCCTGCTGCAGAAGAAGGCGGTGGAGGCGAGCAGGAACTGTCGTCGTCAGTGAAGTTGGAAAAGCGATCTGCTTTGAAGGCGGCATCGCCACTGAATGACATGTGGCACACCGCGTACCTCGGCTGCCCGATTCATACATCGACGGGCATGGCTGCTGTTCACAATCAGACTGGCGGTGCGTGGGCAATGCTCGTCGATCTGACGGCGTGGCTGCACTTCGATCAGCCACTGACAGTCAAACTGGACAGCGAGTCGCTAATGAGCAACAATCAGACCGTGATCCACGCGGCGTATCGCGCAGCCGGATCGTTCATGGAAGCAACTGCAGGTTGGGCACTCGTGTCGCCCGGAGCCTGATTCAACACCCCAAGGAGCATGAAGATGGACAGCACTGGCGAGACGAAGAAGATGAGCATCCGTGAGATCACCGACGAGATCGGCAAGGTCTACGAGATGATGAAGTCGATGGTCGATGGCATGTCCGAAGCCGGACAGCCCATGGCCGGAGAGAAGGAAGCGCAGTACAACTCGATGAACGCTCGACTGAGCGAACTGATCACCATGCGCGATCAGCACTACCGCTTCCTTGATGCGCAGGCTCTGGCGACCAAGACGATGGATCGTCGCGCTGACGCAGTCAGCAAGGATCGCACCGATGGCAAGCGTGGCAATGCTCTGCGCAAGTTCGTGGACAGCGACGAGTACCGCAGCGCCTTCGGTCGCTACCTGCGCGTTGGTGTGAACGATCTGCGTCCTGACGAGCAGCGCGCACTCAGCGAAGGCACGGACGCGAGCGGCGGCTATCTGCCCGCCACCGAGTTCCTGACCACGCTGATTGAGAAGCGTCTGCAGGCCAATGTGATGCGTCAGATCGCGAATGTGATCCCGCTCGGCACCTTTGAGACCGAAGTGGTCTTCGAGAACGCCTACCCCACCGCGACCTACAAGACCGAAGCATCGTCGCTCACCGAGAACTCTGGCACCTTCGATCAGTTGGTGCTGACTCCTCGCACGCTGCGCTGCTTCACCAAGGTGAGCAACGAACTGATCGCCGATGCGCCGAGCCGCGGCCCCGCGTTCAATGTCGAGTCCATCCTTGCTCGTCAGTTCGGCAAGTCGATGGGCGAGGCCGAAGAAGCCGCCTTCTGCACGGGCAACGGCACTGCGCCCAACCCGAAGGGCATCTTCTCGTTCACCGCAACTCGCGTGATCACTGCTGTTGAGACCGCAACCGCCAGCACTGTGGTGGCCAACGATCTTCTCAATGTGATCGCCGCACTGCCTCGTCAGTATCGCGATGGCGCAGCGTGGGTGATGACTGACGCGATGTTCTTCAAGATTCGCGCTCTGCTGCAGGCCACTGCGATCACGACCAGCGGCGGCGGTTCTTACGCTCCGTTCGCGTGGTCGCTCGGTGACGGTCGTCTGCAGGGCGGCGAGCCTGATCGTCTGCTCGGCTACCCGATCTACTGCTGCAACGGCGGCAACGCCTTCGCTGGTGGTGCGATCACTGGTGTCTTCGGCAACTTCGATTACTTCCACATCGGCGAGCGCGAGTCGGTGTCGGTCAAGGTCGCTCGCGAGACTTACCTTGAGAACAACCAGACTGGCTACTTCGCATTCAGCCGCCACGCTTCGGATGTGAGCGTGCTTGATGCGTTCCGCTACCTGAAGATCAAGGCCTGAGTCTGAGGCATGATGCACGGCCCCACCGCAGCGACCCTGCGGTGGGGCCTTTCACTAACAGGAGAACGGCATGAAGATCAGGATGCTTGACACCGCACTGGTGACCTACGCCAACAGTCAGAAGCAGCCCGTGCCGCAACTTGCTGGCAAGGGCGAGGTCATCGATGTGCCGAGCGAGGTCGCGGCCGATCTCATCAAGAGCAAGGTGGCCGAAGCGGTCAAGGTCGTTGAGACCGCAGTCCTCAAGCCCAAGAAGGCAACCGCATGCGACCGTACCCAAACGCTCGACTCGCGCGACTGAGCACGACCGCGCCGGAGCCAGTCACGCTGGCCGAGGCGAAGTTGCACTGCCGAGTCGATGGATCAACCGAAGACTCGCTGCTGACCACGCTGATCACCGCAGGTCGCGAGTATTGCGAGGCTCTGACGGGCTGCACGCTGATCAGCACAAGTTGGCGACTTGAGTTGAGTCGATTCCCGGAGGCAGGTGGTGACATCATCATCCCGCGCTCTGCAGTCGCTTCGATCTCGTCCATCACCTACATCGCCGACGACGCATCGACAGTGACGATGACATCCGGCACAGACTTCCGACTCGTGACTGGGCTGGCGGTCGCACGCATTCGCAAGCCAGTCGCCACCGCGACAGAGGCGTGGCCGATCACGCTTCCGATTGAGGACGCGGTGCGCGTCACATTCACCGCAGGCACGACCGTCCCGACCGCAGCGAAGCAGGCGATCCTGCTGCTGGTGGGCCACTGGTACGCCAACCGCGAAGCAGAGGTGGTCGGCTCGTCCACCAACTCACTCAATCTGACTGTGCGTGCGTTGCTTGATGCTGTGCGCGTTGGAGAGGTGATGCCGTGAGAGCCGGGCTTCTGCGCCATCGAGTCACGATCTCGACTCCGACCACGGCGCAGGATGCCTTCGGTCAGGCAATCGAGACCTACCCAGCGGGCACGACCGTGTGGGGTGAAGTGACCGAGCAGCAGATGGCAGAGGATCAAGAGCAGGACGGAACGGTGCGCCGTCGCAAGTTGAGCATCGTGATTCGGCAGCCGTTCACGCTCACCACGCGCAGCAGAATCTCCTACGGCGGCAGCGACTTCAATGTGACCGACATCATCGACCCATACGGCGATTCATCTCTGTGGAAGATCATCGCGGAGTCGATTGCCTAATGGCACGCAAAGTCAGCGTCGGCCAAGTCAATGTCCGAAGCCTTGCATCGATCACAGGTGACAAGGAGTTGGAGACGCGACTAAAGGGCATCGCGCCGCGAATGCAGGAGCGGGTGTTCAAGAAGGCAGTCAAGCCTGCCCTTGAGCGCATGATGAAGTCAGCCAAGGCGAATGTGCTGGCCTTGAGTGTGCAAGAGCCGACCAACACCGTTCGCCGATCAATCGCTTCGCGCATCATGGTGCGGGTCAAGGGACGCATGGGCAGTCGATACAAGACGATCGGCAGGCTCGCCGTGTTCTACGGGCAGTCTGCAAGGCAGCGTCCAAAGGTGTTGCGTGGAGCCAAGTTGCAGGCGACACTCGCGCACCTGCTTGAGTTCGGCTTCCGGCTCACGCATGTCTTCGGCTTCAAGGTGCGACCGCGCAAGATCGAGGCCAAGCCATTCATGCGCCCCGCCTTTGAGTCGAATCGCTCACAGGCAGAGGCGACCTTTGTCTCGGTCGTCAAGCAGCAGATCGAAGCGGAGGGCGTAGCGTGACCATGTACCCAATCGTGCGCGCTGTGGTTACTCGTCTTGCGGCCAACGCAGGCGTGAGCGGAGTGGTCGGCGCGCGCATCTACCCGGAGGCTCGCGCACAGGACGGCGCGCTGCCCTGCATCGTTGTTTCGCTGACCCAAGAGGAGACCTCGGGTGCGCTGGTTGCGAGCGCGACCACGCTGCGCAAGGCAGAGGTGGAGTTGGCGATCGTGGCTGCTACGGCCAAGCAGTGCAGCGAGATCGCAGAGGTCATCTACGCCAGCCTGCATGGGGCAGCCGGGTGGACTTACAGCACGGCTGGTGCTGGTGCGACTTCCATTCGCGTTCTGCACTCTCTACACTCCAAGAGTCTGACGAACTACCAACCGCCGAGCGCAGGAGAGGCAACTGGAGCCTACCTGCACTCAAGCATCTACTCGATCTTGTACCAAGAGGACAACTGACATGGCAGCAATCAGCACTATCGGAACGATCTTCGGCGGCAGTGATGCGGCCACGATCAAGGGAGCCGTCACGAGCGTCAGCCTCGGCGGCATCAGCACCGCCGAGATTGATGTGACGGGCATTGGCGATACCTCAAAGAGTTATGTGATGGGCACGCTGGATGGCGGCACGATCGAAGTCGGTGTGAATGTTGACACTGGCGCGGCCGCACTCACGCTGCCGACCGCTGGTGACTCAACGCCCTATGCGTACACGCTGACCTTCGGAACGCCTGCGGTCGGCAATGCCTGCCCGCGATTCACCTTCAGCGCGTACATCCAGAATGTCTCTGTCGAAGCCGCTTTGGATGCGCAGGTCACGGCGACCTACACGCTCCGAGTCAGTGGTTCGATCACCGTCGCATCCGTCACCTCGTAATAGGAACACACCATGGCAGCAATCAGCACAACCGGAACAGCATTCACAACTGGCTCGGGCTCGGTCAGTGGCATCATCACCGCGATCAATCTCGGCGGCATCAGCACGGCCGAGATCGATGTCACGCAGTTGTCCGACACCTCCAAGAACTACATCATGGGCACACGCGATGGCGGCACGGTCGAGGTCACCGTCATGGTCGACACCGCGGCTCTGCCTGATCTCCCCACCGCAGGCAGCGCCAGCCCGAGTTCTTTCGTGCTGCGCTTCGGCGCATCTGGTGGTGGTGGCCCGACCTTCACCTTCAGCGCGTATGTGCAGGCGGTCTCAACCGAGGCCGCGCTGGACGGCGCAGTCACGGCCACCTACACGCTGCGCATCAGCGGCGCGATCTCGGTCGCCTAACACAAGTCCCCCGGACGGGCGGCGGTATGGCTTCGGCCTGCCGCCGCCTTTTCATTGGTAGCATCCAGCGGACTGGATCGTTCACCTCAACCAAAGGAACCACATGTCTCTCAAGTCGAACCTGCTTGCACTGCGTGGCTCGCTCAAGATCGAGCGCGTCAATGTCGCCGACCTGTCTGAACCCGTGTACATCCGCAGCCTGACTGGGCGCGAGCGCGACGCATTTGAGTCTGCCTGCTTCCAGCAGCGCGGCAAGACGCGCGTGCTCAACACCGAGAACATTCGCGCGAAGTTGCTGTGCCGCGCACTGTGCGACGAGAAGGGCGCTCGACTGTTCGCAGACACCGAGGTTGATGCCGTGGGCGATCTGCCCGCATCGGTGCTGGACGAACTGTTCACCATCGCGCAGCGTCTGTCCGGCCTGTCGTCGAACGATGTCGAGGAACTCGCGGGAAACTCCGAGGGGGCGGCGCAAGACGCTTCTACTTCCGACTCGCGCTAGCCCTCGGATGCACGGTCGGCGAACTGCTCGACCGCATCGACTCTGCTGAACTCACCGAGTGGATCGCGTTCGACTCTGTCGAGCCGATCGGTGCATGGCGTTCGGACTATCAGACGGGGCTGATGTGTGCGCTGCAGGCGAACATGAATCGCCGACCGGGCAAGAAGCCATTTGAGCCGAAGGACTTCATGCCGTTCATGCCCAAGCCCGAGCAGGACATCGGTGAGGCGCAAGAGGCGTTCCTTGCATTCGCGCAAGCCTTCAACGCCAAAGCCAAGCCGCAATGACTGTCGCGCTATGAAACGCGAACCCACGCACCTATCCTGACCACATGGCGACAGTAGGCAATCTATTCGTCAACATCGGTGCCTCGACGCAAGGTCTGGAGAAGGGCACGCAGAAGGCGCGATCACTGGTGAAGTCGCTGAAGAGCGACATCAGCGGTTCGCTGTCCAACATCCCCGGCCTCGGCGGCATCCTCGGCCCGATCGAAAAGGTCTTCCAAGCCATACAGGGTGTTGCAGGCAAGTCGAAGACCGCAACGGCCAGCGCAAAGGATGCGGTAGCCGCAATCGAGAGGGAGGCAGCCAAAGGCGTCGAGCGCGTTGCCTCATTGCAGACAAAACTGACTGCAGCCACAGCCCAAGCGACGAAGGCACAAGGCGATCTCAATGCAGGCGCGAAGTACAGCAAGATGCTGTTTCAACAGCGCGACATTGAAGGCACGCTTTCACGAATCAAAGATCGGGTCGCAGCAGCGACAGCCGAATACAAGAAGGCGCAAGAGCAGGTAGTGAAGTCGGCCAGCAGCGTCGCCGTCGATGGCGCGAATCAACGCCAATACGCTGCACTTGAAAGGCTGACTGCTTTGGCTCGCGAGCGCGTCCGAGTCGAGAAAGAGTTGAGTGCGGTCGCGGCAAAGACTGGCCGAACCAAGTCTGTGCTTGAGAGTCGCGGAGTCACGATTGGGCGTGATGGTGGTGTTGATCGCGCTGCATTGCAGAAGGCGGCTGACACCAGCCAAGGCGTGGTCAGTGGGCTGCAGACCAAACTTGGTGAAGCCAAAGGCGTGGTCGCTGGACTGCAAAGCAAACTTGATGGCGCGAAGTCCGCAGTCAAGGAAGTCGGTCGACTCGCAATCACTAGCGGCGCAGGAGTCGCGTTCCTAGCAGGAGGCATGGTCGCAGCCACGGCAAGTGCGATTGGATTGACCATCGCGATGGCGAAGCAAGCGAGCGAACTGAATGATCAAGCGATCGCGCTCGGCATCAGTTCGTCTGCGCTGACTGGTCTGCGCGACTCGATGGCCATGATCGGCGTGCCAGCAGGTACCGCAGAGAGCGCGATGCAGAAACTGCAGATCGAGTTGGAGAACGCACTTGAAGGCAGCGAGGATGCTGCCGCCAAGTTCAAGCGGCTCGGCATTGACATCAACTCACTGCAAGGCAAGGACGCAGCACAGGGACTTGAGGTCGTGCTGGGCAAGGTGCGTCAGTTGGGTACTCAAGGAGCCAAGGTCAAGTCGCTGCGCGACCTGTTCGGTCGTGGCGGCATTGGTATGGCCGCGGCCGTCAATGCCACTGCAACTGAACTAGCAGAGGCCAACACGATTGCCGCGTCTTTGAAGTTGCCCGACAGCATGATCTCTGGACTGGATCAGACATCAGATCGAGTCGATGCGATGTACCGCGCCTTCGACAACCTGAAGATGATGTTCGCGAGCGCGTTCGGGCCAGCGGTGCAGGGCATGGCTGACTCGTTGCGCGAGATGATGAGCACCGACTTCAATGGGATGCTCGGCGGGATGCAAGCAATCGCCGTAGCAGTGGCTTTCATCTATGACATCATCGCACTCATCTTGAATGCACTGCGAGTTGTGTGGAACATCATCCAAGCCCTCGGTGGTGTGATTGTCACGATCTTGGTTGGAGCGTTCACAGCAGTTCTCGGTGTTATGCAAGCAATCGTCTACGCGATGGAGTGGCTGATTGGTGCTGGGCATGACATCAGCGGACAGATTGGAAAGATTGTCTCCGGCTCGGTGGACACACTCAAGGAGGCGGCGAAGGGTGCAGGTGGAGATGTGATGGAGGCATTGGGCGCAGGCATCGATGCCTTCATGCCAGATGCGACGATTGCCGTGGCCGAGGGAATAGCAAAGGGGTACACGAATGCAAAGGCAACGGTCGACAGCAACCCGATCATCCCGAAGGTTGAGAACAAGGAAGCGACCAAGCGTCTTGAAGACCTCGGCAAGATGATGGACGACCTGCGCCTTGAGGCATCGCAGTTGGGCATGACCGACGACCAGAAGAAGTTGGGCGAGATGCAGCGACTCGGTGCGAGCCCCGCGCAACTCGCAGAGGCGCAGGCACTGCAAGAGAAGATCGCGCTCTTCAACGAGCAGCAGAAGATCGCGGAGGATGTGAAGGGCATCATGGACGACCTGCAGCAGCAGGCAGACACCGCGCTGATGACCGAGAAGGAGAAGTTGGTCTACAAGTTGAAGCAGGCGGGTGCAGATCAGAAGGCGATCAACGATGCGCTGTTGCTGAACGCGGCCATCGAGGAGCGCACGCAACTCGCGGAAGGTCAGAAGGCGTGGGGCGACTTCATGAAGGGCTTGGACAAGTCGCTGCTCGATGCGACGACCAGTCGCGAGCAGCAGATCAGGCGACTGGCAGAGGCTGCTGGTCTGCTTGGCAAAGACCTTGACGATGCGGTGACGAAGGCGATGGAGATGGAGAGCGCGATCGCAGCAGCCGAGAAGGCCAAGAAGGATCAAGAGGACATCGCAAGCACCTTGTCGAACCTGCAGGACGAAGTGCGCAAGTCACAGATCGGCGATGTGGCATTCGAGCGAGAGAAGTTGGCCGAGAAGGGCGCGACCGACGCGCAGTTGCAGCAGTTCGATCAGTTGCAGGCGCAACTCGCACTGACGAACGCAAAGCCCGACGAGGCGCAGTCGATGGTGCAGTCATTCGACACGGCCTTCGGGCAGTTCAAGTTCGCTGGCGATCAAGGCGATCAGATGCTGTCGGAGTCCGTTGCGCAGACCGACCTGCTGACTCGCATCGCGACCGCGACCGAATCGGCGGCCGTTGCACGCCAAGGCGCAGCAGGAGCCACAAGCGCGATGGCGACGGACGGTAGCATGCAGCCCGTCATGGTCGAAGCGAACCGCTACCTCGCGCAGATCGCACAGAACACCGCAGCCTTCGCAGGAGTGCTGAACTGATGGCGTACTACTTGACCAACGAGAGTTACAAGTATTCGGAGATTGATCCGTCTGGCTCGATGACCTTCATCGTGACTGGCGAGTCATCCGCAGAGGATGCGGCCGCTGCACCGGGATATACACCGGGCAGCACAGGAACCATCAAGACCGATCCGTTCTCTGGCATCAACATGATCTGCCAGTCCGTAAGCGTGCAGGCGATCCAAGACAGCGTGGGTGCATACACCGTCACGGTCGAGTGGGGAGCCCAGCAGAGTTTGTTCACCTTTGTCAATGTGCAGAGTGATGTCGGCGGCACATTTGTCGATGTGTGGCGCAACGCAACTGTGCCAGCGGGTGGAACGCCAAGCGGCAGCGACATCGCTGGAACAAAGTTGGACAGCGCAGGCGAACCTGTCTCGCAGTTCATCTGGCAGACAACGGTGCAGATCATTCGCAGGTACGACGCAACTACACCTGTGCCGTGGTCGAACATCTGGTCGAACCTTGGCAAGCGGAACAGCACAACGCTTGAGGGCGCAGCAGTCGGTCAGTTGCTCTTCAAGGGAGTCAAGGTCAGCAACATAGGCAAGTGCGCTTGGGAGGTGCAGTTCGACTTTGTTGGCGATCAGTTCTACCACCTGCGCCAAGTGCCGACGCGCGAGTCTGATGGGCGCGTGCAGTTGGACGCGAATCAGGCACGCGAAGTCAAGTGGTTTCAGCCGTTCCTCGATACGGCCAACTTCTACACCATGCTCGGCTCGTACACCGTCTGCGCTGACTGACCATGCCAATCAAGCCAGAGATCACCAAGGGCATCGGCGCACTCAACCCGGATGCGTGGCGACAGATCGTTGCCGCGGCGCAGTTCGTGAGCGAGTTCGGCCAGCAGTTGAAGGTCATCGCAGCAAACGGAGCCAGC